GTGAAGCATTGTGGGAACCCAGATGCAGAATGCATCGCCCCCCCACTATGGAGAGGGGACCCAACGACGTTTTAAAGCAGCTACGCCGTGAAGCGCAGATCGCATTAAATGATCGCGATCCGTGACCAGCGGGAGAATTGAACGCTCCTGCGGGCGTTGGAAAGTTTTCATCAACGCACCGTAGTCGTCCAGTTCATCAGTGCGATAAACTGGGGTTGGTACCCACCCTTTTACTTCAAAACGGTGGTATCTACTATTCCATCTTCCGATGGAACGGTAGCCCAAAAACGACTGACGGCCAAGCAAAGGTGATTCAGATGAGACATAAGGGAGTGATCCCAAGTGCCTCTCCACAACCTTAAAACAGTATGTGGCAGTGTTCCAGAATCCTTTCAAATAAAATTGATTGGCCATAGAACACCAAGAGATCAGTTCCTTTGCTTGCTGCCGGTTCTTAGGAAAACGAGTACGAATGTACGTCGGTGTTACCTCGGTACCATCATACGCGTCAACTCCACAAGACTCTCTAAACTTTCCAGAATAGAAGGTCTTACTGTGGTTGATCTTACAATTGTACTTTTGTAGACCATCAAGAACCGCGATCGCATGAGTGGTGGGGATAAGTATATCATCCCCATACACTCGGACTCGACGCGACACTTTCATAATGTTACGTCGAGTCACTGGAAGGTGTGCCTCTTGCAGTAAAGTCGCTACGACAACTGTGTAGAAGTACATCGACTCCACTGGGAAACACAAGGCGCTACCCATAGACGCAAACTTCGAGAGGGAGATTACTCTCCCATCAGGAAGTAGTGCGCGAGTTGAGCGACATGCGAGAACAGCCTCGAGGAACTCGGGGTTAGATTCAAGCATAATCTTAACTAACGACAGGGGGACCCTGTCACTAGCATCAGAAAGATCTACCGTTGCTAGTAGACCATCCCTCGAACTCATCAGAGCATGGCTTTGATTGATGGACTGATCGCGGAAATTGATTTTTCCACGAGTCCTCCAATTAGATTCAATGCGGTCCGTGAGGACAGCTTGAATCCCCTGTTGTACATATTGCATACAATGGGGCTCTAAAGCAATGATTCTGGGTCCTTTCAAGGTTTTCGGAACAAGTGCAACCCGTGAAGGATGCTCCTGTTCAGGAGACATGAAGGCCACGTTTTTGAGCAACCGCTCACTGTCAACGGACACAGAGTACCCGTTTCCAATGATAGGGAAGTATTGCTCAAGCCTGTCATGCCAACTCCGCCAAACATATTTCTGGTTACCAGAAATTTTGTCAGCGGTGGCTCCGGGACCATGCTTAGGAACAAAAGACTCGCAGGTTAAACCCTGGAGTATACTGGACCAAAGCATAAATGACACATTCCTAAAATAGGATGTGTCATCCTCGGATAAC